AGATGCCGTACGACCCACACCCGATACGCCAGTTTGACCATGCGCAAAAGAAGGGAAGCCAGTACTTTCATCAGCCAGTACACGAGCCTTATCAAACATTTGCATATTTTCATTAGATACATTAGGGAACTTGGTGCCAAACACAGCTTGACCAGGTGCCCCTCCCTGTCTCCTAAACACTTTGCCTGGATACACGGAGAGGTCTTGCCCTGGGACGAGGTTAGTCTCGTCTACCTCAATAAGTAAGTTACCTGATAAGGCAGCATTGTCTACTGCCATACGCATAAAGCCATTCATAAGTGTTTGTGTGTCATCCATGTTTTCAGCGATACCTACGCCAAAAATACTGTATGGATTCATTTCATATGGTGCAGCAAAGTATGGAATGTAAGCTGGAGTAAATGGATTCATTACCAAACGTAGTACTTGTCCATTAGCAATCCAGATGTTTACACTAAGTTGATCTGCATTTTTTAATTCTGAGGGGATGTCCACCCCTTGATCTTCAATAATTTCTCTGTCTACAAAACCCCAGAACTCTAAGACTTCAAAACGGTCAGCCTTATCCTCTTCTGAGTTGTCTTCCATTATTTGTTCCCACCACTCTTTGCGATAGTTTTCACCAAGGCTTAGGGTGTTATCAATAGCATTGGAACGGAAGTATGGACGATTCTTAAGTGCACGTACCTGTGAACGTGACATCTTATGGCGTTCAACTACAAACTCTGCTTCTTCCATAGTAGATGCATCTGGGTCTGGATAGAAGTTCCAGATAGATACGGAAGTAGTTTGTGGAATTGTTTTAAAGACTGGGGAGTATTCCCCTTCATCTGACCAGTTAGGGTACTCTTTATCTACCGCAAACGGTCCTTTCATTACACCTGTACCAAACAATGCACACTCAAATGCAGCTGCACGTAGGTGTTTCTTTGCATGAGATTCTTCTAGCTGATCATGGATTTTCTTTTCCATTTTCTTAGCGGCAATCTCTGCAGGGTGCATCTGTACTGCAGATGGGTTTCCAGAAGTTCCAGACTTAACATCGTCAAGTACAGGTTCTAGTACACTTGCCAATCCTGCTAGACGTTCTCTAAACTCTGGATAAGTTTCTCCAGGAAGTAGGGTAGCCATCTCGTCGTTGCCAACTGCCTTACGTAGCTGTTCGTTTGTTTCGAAGTTTACAGTTTCTTCTACACCTTCTGGAAGTTTAGTAGGGTCGATGCTAAGAGGAAACTTGTTGCCACCAAACAAAACATCTGCAATCTGTCCATAAGCAGCTAGTGTTTTTGTCTTAGTAACTTTAACAAAGATACGGGACTTTTCTGTAGAAGTAAACTGTACGTCAGATCCATACATACCCCTGTAGTTTCTGTAAGCTTTGATCCATCGTTCTTCATCAAGCTGACGTGCTGTCTCTGCTTTATTAAACTTGTCTCTTACAAACTGGACGATTTGACCTGTGACTGGATCTGTATAATCATTTTCTGCTACGTCTTCAATAGCAGAAGCCTGATCTAAATCCATTGCCATATCTTCAAATTCTTCTTCCATATCTTTTCCTTAATATCCAAAAGTGGGATCTGATGCTTGAAATCCTGTTCTTTGTGCTGCAGGATCAAAGTCAAACACATTACTACGAGGTCTTGTCATTATACCATACCTAAGAGCATCGTACAAGTGATCCTCTGCATGGGTGTCTACATCTTCTGGATTATTCTTATCAAGAGGTAGACTGGGTATTTGTGCTATGGTGTTAGTGCAATTACTAAAAAACACAACCCTAGGCTCTTCTGTAAACTCATCTACTTGTAAACGTCTATGTATTTCATTCTTACCAGCTACACGAGAACCTTTAGATCTATCTGACGGTCTCCATCTGCAGCCTTTCATAATCATCTGTTCAGCGAGACTAGGACCAGTATCACCACGATTATGCCACAAAGAAGAGTCAAGAACTCCATAACGTATCTTCTCCCCTGACTCTGCTTCTATCTCTAAGATAATATCTGCTAAGTCTGTAGCAGTTACCTTAGATACATACAGTTCTCTGTAAATTACCAACTGCTCTGATCCAGGAACTACAGTAAACCAAAGAACTCCAGTGTAGGAACCATAACCGTAGTCGCAAGCTCTAAAACGTATCCAGTTGCTTGGTATGTCGTATGGGTCAACAACGTGGATGTTTCTGTTAAACTCTGGGAAAGCTGCTCCTTCGTTAATATCCCAGTCACCTTCAAGCAGCTGTCTTCGTTGGTGTTCAGGCAAAGATAAAAGGTTGGCTTCATAGAGTCCATCGTCCGAAAGGTAAGGGTTATCAAAAAGGGTGGCTGGAATAAACTTACGTTTGAACAGAGGCTCACCCTCTCTGCTATGACCCTTCGGCCAAGTGATCACATCTCCGTTTTCATCAGTAGCATGGAACGACTTGTTTGGAGTCTGAGGATCAATGAATGTTCTCTTTACCCACTGATGCCCTGGGCCACCAGGGTTGCTTGTTGCTCTCATATACAGTGGCAATCCTGATGCCTTAGTAGTACGGAGACGTGACCTCATATAGTTCCATGCATAAGGTGTAGGCCACTGTGTAAGTTCGTCAAAGCCAATCCAGTTAAAAGCTTGACCTTGGTATCTCATAACGTCATCATCTCTATCAAGATATGACATCCACAATGTAGCACCCGATGGAGCTACCCAAGTTTTATCCCTTTCCATAAACTTGATTCCAGGGATAGCCTTGGGATAAAGTTGTTTGCTTACCGAAATAAGTTCCCTAAGTTCTTCTGTGCTACGGCGCACAAGAAGCATTCTCGCATTTGGGTTCCCCAAGTAGCGTACAGGGTCGGCAACCATTGCATATGATTTACCTCCACCAGCAGCACCTCCATAAAGAACCTCCTGTTCAGTTGCAGCCAAAAAGCTAGTCTGTGGACCAGGGTTTGGCTCAAATATAACTTCTTGTGCAACCTGCTCAAAGTCTAGTTCTTCAGGCTTCGGTTGAGCTGGTATACTCTTTTTGACCGAGGAGTCTACCTTCGAGCCTTTCCGCTTTTTCGAGGGCTTCTTTATAGCGTTGGGCGAGGTAGCGTTGAGTTGCAGCTTCTGTCTTACGTTTTCGCTCAAGTTTTACTCTCTTGTATAAACCTACGTGGGAGATATATCTTCCAGATTGTGTACTGAGCCAACCAGCTACTTCTCTGTAGCTATAACGTCTAAGGTGTTTCTTAGCCAGCTCAAATAGTTCTAGTTCCTCTGGAACTGGTAATAGTATATCACGATCATCTGGGTCTTGTCTATAGCCAAATGGTACATGACTACCTAATCTTACCACAGGTTTCCAGACATACTCACCATCGACAAAATCTGGCTTAGGTAACGTCCAAGTTTTATTCGTCTTCATTATCTTTTTGTGGCAGAATAAACAGTGGACTTGCAGCAGAGACTTCTACTTTCTCTGTCTTTGTAAAGCCACTACGATCTAGGACATCTTTTGCAGCTGCCATCTTTTCTTTATTTCCTAGATCTGTCGGATTATTCATAACTTCAAACATAGAGTATGCAGCTTTTGTAGCAGACGAAGCAATAAACTTCTTAGTCAGTGCTGCAATCTCATCTGCAAGTGGCTCTGCTACTTGTCTAGAGGTAACAGCATCTGCATACCCAGCCAGCTTTTTAGCTGTCACTAGGTTGCCCCCAGCTTCCTCAAAAAGTACATCAAGGAACTTCTGTTGTTTTTCTGTTAAGTTTCTAGCCATTATGCCACCATATACATTATAAAACCTAGAGTACCAAATCCTAATGCTAAAAGTAAACTTGTAACTGTCCAAGTGATTATAGCTTCTTGCATCTCAGCTTTACGGTACTCTTGTTCTTTCTTTTGTTTTCTTATCTTAGCTTCTGTAGCTACAAGCTCATCCCAAGCAGATGGTCCCATAGTAAAGCTAATGTAGTCCTTAAGCTCTTTACGCATTTGTTCAGCTTTACGTTTAGCTGCAAATACTTCCATAGCTTCGGCTTCTACAGAACCACCTAGTGTTTTCCACCACGGAGGATTCTTTACTTGCTTTTCAGCTTGACCTAAATCAGACATGTGTCCAGCCCATTTAGTTAGCTGGCTCGACATGTCCTGCAGGTCTTTACCAATGGCAAAGCCTTTTTTAAGTGCGTTGAAGGCGACTGTGGCCCCACTAATAATTGTAACTGGGTCCACGAGTCTCCTCCCAAAGAACTCACTTCACACCTTCGTGTACTACTCTTTTAATATCACCACGTCCGATACCTAAATCATTTAGTTCACGGTCTGACATTCTCCACAGGTGCATCTCTGCAATACGTTGATTGGCTTGACGTTGACGTGCTTCGATTAATCTTTCAAAAAACTTTCTCATTGTTGTCTCCATAAATTGCTGCATTGCAGCTTACAAAGACTAGTTATACACACATAGTTATACTATACTATTGATAATATTGCAACCCCGTTATCCTACAGGGACAAAGGTTTCTGTTACAGTAAGGATTGTGTCAATGTGACCAGCACTTGCAGGAGTGACTCTTATCTCATCCCCTGCTTGTAAAACTAAATCAATATCACTAAAGGTTACATACTCACTTGCGTTAAGAGACTTACCTTTTAGGAAGTGAGAAGTGTAGTTATCTGCTGATACATACCACTCTACCTCTACACTGTTTGTAGAGCCACCCCCGTTTACTACATGTACAAAGGTGATCTCTGCAATGCAGTTAGCAGGGCAAGTATACACAGTTTCGTATGTAGTGCCTGAATTGTGACCATACACAGATTTTATCCGTGCTGACTTACCCTGGTTTATTAGTGACATTATTTTTTACCTTTAACGGCTTTCTTAATTGTTTTAACCACCCAAGCTTCATTTACCTCAGTATCTGGATCATCAGCAATAAAGTGTCCGTTTTCATCACGAGCACGTTCCATTACCAACTCTTCTTTTACTTCAGCTTTTTTCTTAGGAGCTTTCTTTTTCTTTGGCTTATCTTGACCAGCAATAAAGTCAAGAACGGCAGGATCTTTAGTCTGCCATTCTCCATAGACTTTCTCAGCTAAGACATCGCCACGAGGGCCAATTACCTTGTCGCCTTCTAATCTCATCTAAACAATCCTGTCTTTCTCATATCTACCATACCACCCTTATAATAGCCTGACTTTTTCTTAGCCATACCACCTTTAGAGTTACCAGACTTAAGTGTTCTTTGATAAGCTTCCATAGCTTCTTTCATGGTGCCATAATTGCTACCATTCTTGTCGTACCAAGCATTAAACTTTTGTCCAGCAGAAGTACGTTTCTTTGTACCAGCCTTTTCTTCTCTAGCTTGTTGAGTTCTTTTGTTAGCTGCATCTAGTGTATTCTTTTCTTCTAAAGTTGCACCAGTACCTGCTGCTGGACCTTGCTCTGGACCAGGTTTTTTAGAACCTGGGCGTAGCTTAGGACGTGGAGAAGAGTCACGTTTACTAGAACCACCGATGTCTTTACCTTTAGCATTGGCCCAAGCAGTAAGTGCTGAACCTGTAAACTTACCTTTGTTACGCTTTTTCCAAGCGTCTAGTTGTTCTTTGGTAACAGCAAGTTTTTTCTTACCGTCTTTACCTACGAAATACATTGATCCTGCTTTTTGAGCAGCTGCAACTGATTTATAATCTTTATAAGAAGCCATTATTTATTCTCCACATCCTTTAATGCCTGTATTCATTTTGCCAGTACTATGTACTAGACCACCATGTTTATATCCTGAACTCGTTGATGTGTGATAACCTTTACCACCACAATGAGAACATCCTGCCCCTTTACACTTAGGACATTTAGTTTTACCTTTAGCCATACCGCCCTCTGCTGCTCTAAATTTTGCTGTTTTCTTTGCTATACTCTTCGGCTGTTTTACAAATTGTTTGCCAGCCTTTGTACCTTCACGTTTTGCTTTAGTGGTGGCTGCATATTCTGCAGACGACAAAGATTTAATTGCTGCCTCGGGTAAGTACCGTTCTCCAGTCTTAGCACTAGGCTTGCCACTCTTTGTGCGCCACTTCTGCTTTGTCCATTTCTTTAATGACTTCTGGGGAGCCTTCATGTTTTGTAGCCCCCGCCTTTTGCTTTATATTGTTTTGCAACCATCTGGGCTTTTCTCGCAGACCATTGTCCAGGCTTGCCGCCTTTTGAACCCGCCTTGACTTGTTGTACGAGCTTACGGCGCATTGTTGGATTGGTGTAGTTGCCAGCAGCATTAATAGTGTCTCCACCTTTGGAGTAGCCAGAGGCTCTGATAGCTTTACCCTGTCTTTCAGCAGCAGCTTTAGTCTTGTAGACTTTACCAGTCTTACCCCAACGATAACCACCTTTTACTTTATAGACAGGCATTATGCACTATCTCCTTCAACCTTATGGCAGTGTGGTGTAGCATAAGCACCACCTTGTCTTATTGTAGTGGCTACTTTACCTGCTTCTTCTAAACAAGCTTCTTCAGTGTAGAAGGGTTCTGGTTTTGCTATAATCTTACAGGACAATGCCATAGGATCAAAACATACTAATAAGATTCCTACCCACATCACCACTTTACCTTGTCTGCCCAGTAAGCTGCAGACATCTTACCCTTTTTAATATTTTTTGAGTGACGTGCTTTAAAACTTGCACGTTTCTTTTTCATTCGGTCCGACTCACCAGCTTTGGGCTTACCTGCAGTGCTTGCACCCTGCTCCCCAAAGCGAATTAATTTATACTTACCATCTTCAGATGCCATAACAACGTGGGACTTAGTTGGATGGTCAGGTGTACGCTTAGGTTTGTTGACACCCTTAAGTCCCAACTCTTTCATTTTGTTTTTTACTCGCTCGGGTATAGCCATTATGCTTTTCCTGCTCTACTGTTTCTAGGAAAAGACCTATTCGCACGTTTGGTAGTTACTTGCAGATTTTTTCTAGAGTTATCTTTAGGATTACCATTAAGGTGATTTACATCTTTGCCATCACCCTTTTTAACCACTCCAGCTTTCTTCAAAGTATTACGTGCAGCATTTCTAGATGCACGGTTCTTCTTTTGTGCAGCTGTTCCTTGGTAGTTACTGTACTCTTTTTTGTAGTTTCTCATAGAAATATTAGGGGGAACACAGGACGTTTGCTATTTACCCCTACTCCTTTATTTAAATCTGTTATACTTAGGATTATCTTTACGTCCAAACAATCTTAACACAAAATCTGTAATAGATCTACCTATTTCTGTAGGAGTTGGCAATAACCAACCTAAGATCAGCAACAGTATTACCCAAGGTGGTATGTTTGTATTGGTGATGTCTAGGTTTTCCACTTTACCAGTCTCTACTTCTTTTGTTGTTTGAATTATATCTCTACCAGCTGAAGTAGTTTGCTCTACTGACACTGCAGCTTGCCTATTCTCTGCACCTATTTGTGCATTACTATTAACTGTAGGTCCACCAGATCCACCAAATGGAAGCAAGGAGGTTAATCCACATCCAGAAAGAAGTAGAGTTAACACTAACCAACGCATTACGCCATCAATTCAAAGTGTGGTGCATCAATAAAAGGTCTACGTCCTTGAGAACGTCTTAGATCAATGTATGCATTCATAGCATCTTCTGCTGTTCCTGGGTAGGTTCTAATATCTCCCTCTGACCAGGCTGCTCCCCACTTGATTGAACACCCGACTTCCCTAGCTGCCTCAGCCATAGCATCACAAATATTATCGTAGACATTTAAA